AGTAGTGATGAAAGCTTTAACCTTGCGAATCAGTTCCTGGTTATCATTAATCAGCAGCATCTTCATTGTTTTCCTCCCGTTTTTTATTGTTTTTGGCAATCTTGTCATTTGTCGATTTTTGGATCTGCTCCTGTTGCATTTTCAGGTAGTCACCTGGTGCTTCTTCTACAATCTCCTGCAGTAGTTGGAGCCCGACCCTACGACCTCCCTCTGCTTCAGGGTTATAGCATGGCTGAAACACTCCCGCTATTCCCAATTGCCGCCATAGAAAGCGACGGCCCCCCGCAGTAGACATAACCTCCTTCAGATCCTTGATCTCGTTCTTGCGCGTAAGGCTCTTTTTAGCCATGGCAGCCACCACCCTCCATCATGTCCAGCTCGATATGAGACAGCGCAGAAGATATGACGCTCATCTCATCAACCAAGTCCCTGCGATCATGAAACGTCATGTCATTACGAAACTCTCCGTGAAAGCATTTTGTGTAGATGTCCTGAGGCACTGAGCCCATAGAGCCATCGTGCTTCCCGCAGCAAAAGAAACTCCCTTCCATAGGCTTATCATCATTCGAGACAACTTGACCATATGACCGGCAAGTAGTGAGGCTCCGTGGACATTTTATCCCTGGGTAATGCCGCATCTCATCCCCCTTGCGCTTGAGATAGCATCCGGGTCAGAGCGTTCTCTCCGCCAGAAGGAATTTCACTGAGAGTTTTAGCGGCCTGGGCCCCCTGTTCGAGTGCTGGCATTCTCTCGGCGGCTTGAGCTGCCTGCTGCTGTTGAGCCCTGCTTTGCCGTAGTTCAAGGACTTCGTCCTCATCCCTGACGATAGCCCCACTGACCCCGACCATGATCCCATACTCATCGATAGTTTCATCCACGTTTAGCTTGTCCGCAGCAGCAGGATCAATCGCTGCCATGTTGCCGACAAAACCGACGAACCGCTCCACGGCTGTCACACCGATCAACTTCTGAGCCTGGGCCATTGTTGAGATGTACTCTACCCTCAGAACCTGACCATCCAACTCGTCAGGGGGTGGTGGGAAGAGACCACGAGCTTGGCATTTGTTGAATATGGTATCAATCAGCGGGTCAAAAGTATCATCATTTTGCTGCTCCAGCATTGGGCCGAGTACCAGCAGCTTCTCAGAGTGCCGCTCTTCGACTTCTCTCGCCGTCATCTGGGAGTTATCGGAGGTAGCCAGCATCAGCATCAGGTCTGCGAAAAACGTCGAATTAATGCGGGACTCAACGTCCTTGATATCGTTTTGCAGAACCGCGATAGCGTTATAATCAGGGGTATAAGCAGGGCTCATGCCCTTGTTACCATTCGCAGCCATGCCCTGAGTCCAGTTAATCCCGCCAGGCAGTAGATCTGCCCCAGAGTTCCGCATGGTAGCATCAGCATTCATCGCAGGATTCCAGACCTTGTCGATGATCTGGTATTTTCTCCGCTCCTCAAGCTGGATCATCTTGGTCGACCCGAGTGCATCCATAGCAGGAGACCTAGAACCATAGACATCCTCGCCGTTGACGTGCCACCTGGAAGTAATAACAGGAAAGTCTGAATAGCCCATGATCGAGAGAGGCTGCTGCATGTCAGGACCATCTTCGTAATAAACCGAACGGTATTTTTTGTGTTTGGAGTGCAGGCTACGAGTATTTGCGTCAGGGTTGATCTCAACGGCATGATTGACACCGAACCACTGACTCATTTTCCCGGCATCAAAAGCATTCTTTACCGCCACCGAGAAGTTGCTCCAGTCAGGCTGGCCGGTCCGATTTTTCTTTCCGAACCTGCCAATTAGCTGCCGAGTAGTCATGCTAAACTCACGATGACAACCATCGACCTGTAGTCTCTCATTCGTATCGATATAAAATGACCCGATAGGGAATGGATAAGCCCTGAAGATCTCTTGCTCATCATCGACCAAGCCAAAAGCTGCAGTCCCGTATCCTCCGATGCCGCCCCACTGCTTAGGGAGAGCTGAGTACAGATTGCTCCTACCCATAGCCTGAAGCATGATCTTTGTCACGTTATCCAGCCACTCTTTGACAGGTCCGAACTTCTTCATCCCAGGATCTTGAGGACCGAGAGCAAACCACGGGCGCGCGGGAGATGACATCCCTGCCATCATGCCAGATTCCAGAGTTCGGTGAGCCAGGACAGCGGTCTCATTGATGATCGCATTGTTCATCGCGCCACCCTTGTTCCGGTCCTCGCGTTGATACCTGGATGTTCGGGTAGAGATAAACCGTGAAATCTCTCTCCAGTGGGGCTCAAATGAGGATCTCTCCGTCGCCATCAGGCCCTTGTGGTCCTGGAGGTCTTTGATCAGTTGTGACATGCCATGCCTCCTATTGACCCAACAGGGTCTTCCCTTGAGTCTGTGGCTGGCCCTGTACCCCACCAAATGAAGTCAGAACTGTGCTTGAAGCAGCAGCCCTGCGTCTTCGCCGCTCAGTGTCACGCGAGCTTGTGACCCGTGCATCCTGCTCAGTCGGTTTTGGGGGAGGAGGAGCTGGAGCTGTTGGTGTGCCGGCACCCCCAAAACAAGTAATAAACGCCTCAGCTTTTTTCATTTCATATACCTCTCTAATGGGTTGTAGTCGTCTACGGATCTCTTGTCCGGTGCAATGCCTGAAGGAAAGTATCCAATGCCGACCGGCATATCCTTATTCCTCTGCAGTGGATGAATCGGGAACGCAAAGGTCACAGCGTAGCCATCCGTCAAGTCTGTGGAGCATTTGATCCGTGCCTTTATAACATCTTTCGGCTCGACCTGAAGCTTGTCACCCTTGAAGGTGTAGGTTATGGCGGTCATCTCCTTGAGCAGCTCAGGGATACGAGGCAAGGCTCCCCCGTTCTTGGTCCACTCGCAGAACTCGGACAGGATCTCGGCCCTCTTGTTCAAATACTTCGGATTGAATGGCTTGCCTGAAAACTGACAGTCAAGAGCAACCCTGCCCATCGTGTCGAAGGCATCGATAACGCCTGACCCATATCCCCCTGTGCCATCCACAATGACTCCATCTGCCCCCCACTTGTCCTCAGCCCGAGCCAGATGACCGGCCAGGACATTGCTCCTCACGTTGCGGAAGATCTTTGGCTTGAACGCTACCAGACCCTGACGAGGGCAGATAGTCGATCGATCATCGCCTTCTCTCGCCACGTCACATCCCAATATCTTCGCAGCGAAAGAGTAATCCTCGGGGCGATAGACCCGGTTCATTGCCTTCTCGACATCCTCTACACCGATGAGGTTATTGAAGCCGACCGACGGGAACTCGCCGAGAATGGTAGCCATGACCCACGGGTTGTCACGCCCGTTATCTTTGATCTGCTTTCTTGCATGTTCTATCGATACTCGCGGAGTACGGTCTTTATCGTCTGGATCTGCTGTGACGGTGATAACCACCCAATTATCCCGATCCCCTGTGCAAATATGATAGAGAAGTCCGTTGGTTGAGGTGGGATTGCCAGCAGCACAGATAAGCGCATCAGTCGGTGAACCTGTGAATATCTGCTCAGCAGTCTGCTTGACCTGGACCGGCATGTCTCCGACCTCATCGAGCAGGATGAAAGGAAATTGAGAGTGCAGGCCAGATAGAGCCCGACCAATGGCATCAGAGTCTGCATCCTTACTGAAAGACCGAGCCGAAAGAAACCAGGTTTCCGGATGATCATCAGCATAGATCCTCTCCTTAGTGACAGTGAAAGCCTGCTTGAGGAACTCAGACCGATGCTGCCACTTGCTCAGCTCAGTCCAGAGGTTATCTTTCAGATTGTCCCTTGTGATCGAGAGAGCTGCTCCCTTCGGATGTTCACCCTTCATTGCAAAGCATGAGAGCCTGTGCCAGCCTACCCATGCCTCAACGGCAGATTTCCCGGGACCGGTGCAAGCCTTCATGCAGACGCGGCGAGCAGCATTATACCCACCACCTAGAGCCTTCAGGGTTTTAAGCTGCCAGATATCAGGTTCAACCCCAAAGTTCTCGTGAACAAACTGAGCTGGATTCTCGCGCCATCCTTTAATTTTGCTGGAAGCTTTAGACATTGCACCTATCCATTATTTTCCGACATGGCCAACTTGACCAGATCCAGAGCTTATCCTACCCCATAAAGAGCATAGATTCCCGTCGCGGTCGTGCCGGTAGCCAGAATTTTCTTAACGCCCAAGGGAAAAATGTCCTTCAGGGTGAAGAGTGCCGTAGGTAGAGTGAGTGTCACACCCTCACCCGTTTGAACTGCGACAGTTCCTACAGCTGTGGTGATAACGAAACCGCTTGGGTTCTCCCCGTCAATAGCGAGATCGGTGTCATCTCCTGGAGTTACCGGGGCGATATGCCCATAATTTGCATTGACTGGTTTGCTCATGATGCTTCTCCTTATTTGGTTGAATTACCATATTTGATGTTATATTTTCGGG